GCAAGGCTTCCCCGATGGCCCGCACTTCGAATTGGATCGGAGGAAATACCCGTGACGGAACCCGTCATCCCGCCGAAATCATCGCGCGGCTTTTCGCGCGCGCTCGTGGTCGGCAATTGCCTTGCCGCCTGGCTGGCGGTGTTCCTGTGCATTTATGCCAGTGAAGTCAGCGCCGGCATTGTGGTGCCGGCAGCGCTGACGCTGATCGCGTGGTTGGTCGGCGGCTATATGGGCATCGGCGCGCTTGATTTCCGCACCGCGACGGCATCCGTCCAGCGCGGCGGCGGGGCCGATAAATGATCGGCGCCTTCCTTGGCCGGCTGATCATGCCTGCCTTACCGTATTTGGCCGGCGCTTTGCTTGTGGTGGTGCTTGGCTTGGCCACCGCCTGGCGCGTCGAAGCCTGGCGCCGCGCAAGCGCGGAAGAAACCCTTACCGAAACCCGCGCGGAATTGAGCGCAGCGCAGCAGGCGCTGGCGGATCGCGCGCAGGTGATCAGCGCGCTGGAACGCCAAGCCGCCGCCGCCGCTGCCACGCAGGAACGCATTGAACCCATCCGAAGGACCATCCATGCCGCGAACCGCACCCAGGCCTGTTTGGCCAGCCCTGCTGTTGTTGCTGGCCTTGATCGGCTGCGCGCCGGCCAGCCGCCCAGCGCCGGCAATCAGCCTCGCGCCCAGCCTGCTGAATTGCCGCGATGAACCCGCCGTGCCCGCCATGACCAGCGATGCCGATCTGATGGGGTTTTTGCTGGATGTGATCGAAGCCGGGGATGATTGCCGCACGCGCCTGGCCCGCGTGCGCGAGATTTTTGAAGCGAGGACCGATTGATGCCTGATGCTGTGGATTACGCCCAGGAATTGGAAGAACGCCACCGCGCCAATGCGATTGCGCTGGTGCGCGCGCGCCAGGCCGCGCAGGCACCCAAGCCGCCGCAACCCAGGGAAGCGGAGGATGACGCATGATGGTCAGTCTGGAATGGCGCGACATGGCCGCCATTGTCACCACCGCCGCTGTTGTCGGCGGTATTGTTTTGGCGTTTCTGCGCTTCAAGCTGGCCGGTGATTTCGCCGCGCGTGGCGAATTGGCCAAGGTGGCGCAGCGGGTTGATGAGGTGGAAGATCGCCTCGCGAAAATGCCATCGCATAGTGATCTGCGCGCGCTGCAGGACCGCGTGGCGGAACTGGATCGCGCTGTCGCGGTGGTCGCGGAGCGGGTCACAGGTGTGCACGCCATCCTAACGCGCATTGAACACCAGACTGGGCTTTTATTGCACTACCACCTTACCGACGGTGCGCCGGACAGCACGGGAAGGAAGCGCTGATGTCCCGCTTCGCTACGCTGTTGGCCGAAGACCGGCGGCTGATCATCCTGCGCGCACTCGCGGAAGATCACGATTATGCGTTGAACGACTTCATCGTGAAGCGCGCCTTGGCGTCTTTGGGCCATGAAGTGTCGCGCGATATGCTGCGCGGTGATCTGACCTGGCTGAAGGATCAGCGGCTGATCACGCTGCGCGAATTATTCCTCCATCATCCAGATGATGGCGGCATCTGGGTGGCGCGTGCGACGGAAGATGGCATTGATGTCGCGCGCGGCAGGCCGCACCCGGGTGTCGCGCGCCCGGCGCCGGGGCTTTAGGCCATGGCGCGGCCTTCCACCATTGCGCGCCTGCCGGGCGAAATCCGCGAAGCGATTGGGCGGCTGCGGGAGCAAGGCCGCACCCTGGATGAAATTCTGGACCATCTGCGCGGGATGGAGGTTGAAGTCAGCCGTTCCGCCCTGGGCCGCCATGTCCAGGCGATGGACAAGGTTGGCGAAAGGCTGCGGCGTTCCCGCACGGTGGCTGAAACGCTGGTGCGCCAATTGGGCGACGCGCCGGAAAGCCAAACCGCGCGGCTGAATATTGAAATGATGCACAGCTTCATGTTCGACTTCCTGGCCAGCGTCGAAGCTGATGACGGTGGCGAAGCCGGTGAGAATGCACTGAAGCTTTTGCGCGACCCGAAATCGGTGGCGCTGATGGCGGAAGCGGTGCAGCGCCTGACGGTGGCGAGCCGCCAGAACGTGGAATACATCGCGCGCGTGGAAGATCGCGCTGCCACGAAGGCCAAGGCCGGCGCAGCCCGCGCTGCCGAGGAAGTCGCGCGCCAGCAAGGGCTGAGCGCCGATACCATCGCGACAATCAAGGCAAGCATTCTTGGGGTGGCGGCATGATGGCGCCCCTTGGCATTCAGATCACCAGCGAAGGCCCGCTGGTCTATGTGAGTATGGTGGACCATCGGAATAGCAGCACCATGACGGCGGTGCTGAACGCCGACCAGGCGCGCGAATTGGCGCGCATGATCCGCAATGCCGCGAATTTCGTGGCGGCCCAGGCGCCGGCTGAAGGCAACGCGTGATGGTCGTGCGGGTTGAAAAGATTGGCGACGCGACGCTGTATTTGGGCGATTGCCGGGAGATTTTGCCGGGGCTGGAACGCCCGGCGGCGGTGATTACTGATCCGCCTTATGGGCAGAAGCTTGCACTAAAAAAAAGCAAAGAAAGCAAAGGCGGCAGGTGGAATTGGCGCCCGATAATTGGCGACGATAAGCCGTTCGACCCAAGCTACTTGTTGACTTTGGCTGATCGGTGCGTTGTTTGGGGTGCCCATCATTTTTACCAATGTCTACCCCCCCCGCAAAACTCGTGCCAGCGGTGGTTTTTTGGTGTGGGACAAGCGCGTGGGCAGGCCATCCAACAAACAGGGGGGTGCTGAAATGGCCTGGCTGAACCGTCGCCAAGTGATGCGTGTGAAGCAGTTATACTGGAATGGGTGTACGACCACGTCCAAGTCGCCGTTCAATAAACGCGGCGCGCATCCGACGCAGAAGCCCATCGAGATCATGGCGTGGTCTATCGAGCAGGCCCGCGTCCCACCCGGCGGCGTGATCCTCGACCCCTACATGGGTTCCGGTTCAACCGGCGTTGCCGCCACGCAGCTTGGCCACCCGTTCATCGGCATTGAAATCGACCCCGGCTATTTCGACACGGCCTGCCGCCGCATTGAAGCCGCCGCGCGTCAGGGCGTATTGCAGCCCAGCCCCGCGCCGGTGAAGCCATGAAGAACGCGAAGCCTTCGAGTACCGCCGATATCGGCGGCGTGCTGCTGCCCTACCAGCAGGACTTGGTGCGCGCGGTGGCCGAGCATTCCGTCACGGTCTATGAAAAATCCCGCCGCATCGGCGCCACCTGGGGCGTAGGCGCGCCGGCCGTACTGATGGCGGGTGCCGCGCGTGATCAGCGCGGGATGGATGTGCTTTACATCGGCTATAATTTGGATATGGCGCGCGAATTCATTGATGTCTGCGCCATGTGGGCGCGGAGCTTCGGCGAGGCCGCCGGTGAGATCGGCGAATTCCTGTTCAAGGACCAAGATGAAAAGGGCATGGAACGGCATATCGCCGCGTTCCGGATCAAATTCGCCTCGGGCTTTGAAATCCTGGCGCTGGCGTCCCGCCCGCGGTCGCTGCGTGGCCGGCAGGGTTTTGTCATTATCGACGAAGCGGCCTTCCATGATGATCTTGCGGCGCTTCTAAAGGCTGCCTTGGCGCTGCTGATTTGGGGCGGGCGCATCCTGGTGGTGTCCACGCATGACGGGGCGGAAAACCCCTTCGCCGAATTGGTCAATGATATCCGCGCTGGGCGAAAACCCTATCACCTGCTGCGCACCACCTTCGATGAAGCCTGCGAACAGGGCCTGTTCCGCCGCGTGGCGTTGAAGCTTGGCAAGGAATGGTCCGCTGAGGCCGAGGCCGCATGGAAGGCCGAAATCCGTGGCCTCTATGGCGACAGCGCGACAGAGGAATTGGATGTGGTGCCGCGCGCTGGTTCCGGCCGGTATCTGCCGCTCCATTTGATTGAAGCGCGCGCCAGCCGCGATATCCCGGTGCTGCGCTACACCTGCGCCGATGCCTTCGTGCATCAGCCCGACCATATCCGCACCAAGGAGACGCTGGCGTGGTGCGAAGACAATATCCGCCCGCTGCTGGATCGGCTGAACCCCTTGCTGCGCAGCGTGGCGGGGGTGGATTTTGGGCGCGTCGCCGATCTTTCCGTGATTTGGCCGGCACAGATCATGCCCGATCTGATGCGCAAAACGCCCTTCACGATTGAATTGCGGAATGTCCCCTTCGAACAGCAGCGCGAGATTTTGTTCTATCTGTTGGATCGCCTGCCGCGCCTGGCCGGCGTGGCGCTGGACCGCACCGGGAATGGCGCCTGGTTGGCTGAGCGCACGCTGCAGCGCTACGGCGCGCACCGCGTGGAAGGCATTCACCTGACCGAAGGCTGGTACCGCGACCATATGCCGAAGCTGCGCGCGGCCTTCCAGGATGCCAGCTTCGATATCCCGGCGAATGCCGAAGTGGTGGATGATTTCCGCGCCATTGAATTGGTGAATGGCGTGGCGCGCGTGATGGTGCGCCGGGCCACCGCGAAAGGTGAAGACCGCGATCCCAATGCTGGCCAACGCCATGGCGACGCCGCGATTGCCGCCGTGCTGACCATTTACGCTGCCAGCCGCGACTGGG